CGCTCCGTTTGGTGAATTTACCGAAGATGAATTTGAGAGGGTTGTGTCGAATTTTTTCAAGCGTATCAAACGCAGGACAGATAAAAAACAAATTAAATTTAAGTACATTGGGTATTGCGAATGCGGCAAACTCGGTAGAAATTGGCATTTGCATATTGTGATTGAGAATTGCGTGCGTGAAATATTAACTGAATGCTGGTCATGGAAAAACGGCATAAATTTTACGCCACTCTACCAAAGCGGCAATTATGCTGACCTTGCAAAGTACATCCGCAAAGATGTCAATGGTAAGAAGCGCTTGAAAACATCTCGCAATCTCAATAAGCCTGAGGTCAAAGTTGTTGAAGGAAAAAAACGAGAATACAGAAAACTCGAACGAGGTGAGGCTTTGCCTTGTCCCGAAGGATATTATTTTTACAAAGACGAAATGTGGATAAATGACTTCACGGGTGCAAGCTTTTATTTTACTTACTTGGCCAATAGCCATAAACACAAGAAAATCGGAGGTGCAAGGATATGAGAGATACAACAAGAGATTATACAATTGCACAGTTTAGACTTTATGCCTCTCTTGGATTCCCAAGCAAAGCACAGGTTGTAGCTGACAAGACAATGCACCGAGCATTACAACTTGACCTGCTTGCTGTGATAGACACGCTTGATGCTTTAACAAGCAGCGACAAAGACTACATCCGTCAAGCTGTTTGTGCCGTTTACTTTGTTGCACCGACAGCACCGTTACAAAAAGGAGAAATAAATTTTAGGGTGACTAAGTTTGCCATTAACAACTACACGGACGAACGCACGGTGTTTCGCTGGCTCAAAGAGGCACGATTGCTCTGTGCTGATTACCGAGGCTTAAATATTGGCACCGACAAAGATGTCAGTAGAGAAAGCAGTTGAGGGTTTATACTTAGAGTATGAAAGACTATGCAAAATCTTTTTACTTATCGCAATCTTGGAGAGCTTGCAGAGATGCTTATTTCCGTAAGCAAAACGGAGTGTGTGAGCGTTGTGGTAATGCAGGCGACATAGTTCACCACAAATGCTACATCAATCCTGACAACATCAACAATCCAAAGATAACTCTGAACTTCGACAATCTCGAATTGCTTTGTCAGGATTGTCACAACAAAGAACATATGTCAAATCGAAAAGAAAAAAAGAAAAATAAAATAAATAATACTCGCTACTCTGTCGATGACGAAGGAAACATACTACCCCCCACCTCAAAAAATAATATATCCCCCTGAGAACCGAAGGGAGGGACTTAATTTTTCCTCTCTCGTGTGTGCGTGCGTGAAGGGGGGTGAAAGGAGTGATTTGGTGGAAAATGAAAAAACATCTGAGCTTTTAATTTCAGATAAAGCAGTTAAACAGGAAATGAACAGACTTAAAAAGATTTTTAAAAAGCATTATCGAGAAATTGACGAAAACGGAAAATCTCATAACAGCGACAAAGGGGAATTGATTGAAAGGCTGATTTCCGAGGCGGCTTTCATTCGTTGCGTACTCTTAGAAGCCCAGAGGCTCATCAAATCACAAGGCCTTGAAACCACAACGGTGAATGCCTCGCAGAAATTCCGCAAGGCGATTCCTGCCGTTACAATTTATTCTGACTATATGCGAACTTACACCTCTGTAATCAACACTTTGATTTCCTATATCCCCGAAAAATCAGAGAGAAAGCAGTCAAGACTTGAGGCGTTAATGCTTGGCAGTTAATTATATTCAAGAATATTACAATCGCATTTGTAGCGGAAAAATCGTAGCAGGAAAATGGATTAAAAAAGTTTACGCAATGGTTCTTGAAGGCATTGAAAAAGGCTTATGGTTTTACGATGAATCAAAAGCTGATAAGGCTGTAAAATTTATTGAAAATTTTGTGCATCACAGCAAAGGCCGACACGATTTGTTGCACCTTGAGTTGTGGCAGAAAGCTATTGTAAGTTGTCTTTTTGGCATAGTCGATAATCTTAACAACAGGCAGTTTCATGAAACTTTGATCGTAGTAGCTCGCAAGAACGGTAAGACATTATTTGCAGCGGCAATTGCTGAATATATGGCATATGCTGACCGTGAATACGGAGCTGAAATTTACTGTCTTGCCCCAAAATTGGCGCAAGCAGACCTTGTATATAATGCTTTTTATCAATCGGTTAAACTCGATGAAGAATTATCATCAGAAGAAATGACGAAAAAAAGAAAGAACGATATCTATGTCATTCCGATGAACACGACGATTTCAAAAGTCGCATTCAACTGCAAAAAAGCTGACGGATTCAATCCACATCTTACAGTTTGTGATGAACTTGCCGCTTGGCCGGGACAAGCAGGTTTGAAACAGTATGAGGTAATGAAATCAGCTCTCGGCTCACGAAAACAACCGCTTATTTTATCAATAACTACAGCCGGGTACATCAACGACGGAATCTACGACGAACTGTTCAAGCGCTCTACAAGATTTCTCAAAGGTAAACTTGGAGTAGGTGAAATGAGATTACTCCCATTTTTGTATGTGATTGACAATATACAAAAATGGGATGACATCAACGAACTAAAAAAATCAAATCCCAATCTTGGAATATCAGTTTCAGAAAGTTATTACCTTGAAGAAATTGTTGTGGCAAAAAATTCAACCTCGAAAAAGGCTGAGTTTATGTGTAAATATTGCAACATCCTGCAAAACAGTTCTATTGCTTGGCTTGCATATGAAGATGTTGCTCTTGCAGGTGGTGAACCTCTTAGGTTAGAAGATTTTCGCAAATGCTACGCTATCGCAGGTGTTGACCTGTCAAGAACAACTGACCTCACGGCGGCAACAGTTGTAATCTGCAAGAGTGGCCACTTCTACATTTTTACACAATTCTTTATGCCCGAGGACAGTTTCAAAAAAGCCTGTGAAAATGAGCCGGAAACAAAGTATGAAGTGCATAGAGAAAAAGGAAGAATTGTCATTAGTGGCCAGCATTTTGTCGATTATCACGATGTGTTTAATTGGTTTGTAATGCTTCGCAAAGAATACAAAATAATGCCGTTAATGATTGGCTACGACAGATACTCGGCGCAGTATTTAATTCAAGATTTGGACGCATCAGGTTTCAAGGTTGATGATGTCTTTCAAGGTACAAACCTTTCACCAATTATGGATGAATTCGAGGGCTTGTTAAAAGAAGGTAAAATACATTTTGGCGACAATGAATTGCTAAAAAAACAGTTCCTTGATGTCGCTGTGAAGATTAACGATTCAGATGAACGAAAGAAACCGGTAAAAATTGAGAGCAGATTGCACATAGACGGACCTGTTAGTGTTTTTGACGCTTTTACGGTAAGAAGTAAGCATTATAAAACACTTGGCAAAATGTTAGAAAACAGAAAGGCGGGATAACTTGGGGATTTTTCAAAAACTTTTTAAACACTCGGCTAAAGCATTCCTGAATTTTTCCCACAGTGAAAGCGGAAATAATTATAACAGCCGTAGTGAGATTATCAACAGTATTGCAGATAGAATTGCGACACAAGTATCGAAACTGCAACCGCAGGTTATAAGAAATTCCGCAAACGGAACAGTAATCAAGAATGACAGTCTTGCTCGTTTGCTGTCAACCCGACCTTGTAAAGAGCTGAATACTACAGATTGGCTTTATAAGATAGCCTATCAATCGGTTATAAGCGGTGACGGTTTTGCTATTATTTGCTATAACGATGATTTCTCGGAAATCGAGGCTATTCGTCCTGTAATCTGTACAAATTATCGCATTTTTGAAGATGAAGGTATATTATTTTTTCGGTTTATCTGGTCGTATGACAGCAAGGAATATACAGTTCCCTATGATTGCGTTATTCACTTGAAAGACCGTCCGGGTAAAAAACGATTCCTCGGAAGTGATCCTGATGATGATTTAGCTACATCGGTGGAAATGCTCGACACCACATATGACGGTATTAAGAACATTGTGAAAAATTCCGCTCATCTCAGAGGTTACTTGAAATTCAACAACTTCATTGATGAAGAAGATTTGAAAAACAAAATCAAAGAATGGCAAGAAGCTTATATGACCGCCGAGAATGAAGGTGGCATTGCAGGTCTTGGCTCGGAATTTGAATTCAAGGAATTAAATCAAACTCCAAAAAGTATTCCAACCACACAGCTTTCATTTTTCAAGACTAACATTTATGACTATTTCGGAGTATCTGAAAAAATCATTAGAGGCGAATATTCCGAAACTGAGTGGAATAACTTTTACGAATCGAAAATTGAACCCATAGCGATGAAGCTGTCACTTGAATTTACCTATAAGATATTCTCGGAGCGCGAAAGAGGGTTCGGAAATAAAATTGTTTTCGTTGCTAACAAATTACAGTATGCTACTACACAAACTAAGATGACCGTTATGCAAGCGTTGTTTGACCGTGGTTTTATTACTATCAATCAAGGTCTTGAGATGATGGATATGCCGAGCCTCGGCGAAGAAGGAGATATCAGAATGGTAAGCCTTAACTATGTTAAGACTGATGACCAGTCATTATATCAGACAGGAAAGGAGAACAATGATGCCCCAGATTAAAAATAACATTAACGAAATTTTTCACATTCGGAATGAAACTGAAACATCAGCGGATTTGTATTTTTACGGTGACATTGTGAGTGACCGTTGGAGCGCTTGGAGTGATGAGGACCAGTACCCGGAAGCCATTCAGCAGTTGCTCAAAGGTCAGGAAGGCAAAGACCTGAATATCTACATCAATTCAGGCGGTGGTGATGTTTTTGCCGGTATGGCAATCTATAACATCATTAAAAGACACACAGGCTTTAAAACCGTTTATGTTGACGGTCTTGCTGCATCCATTGCATCAGTTATTGCAATGGCGGGTGATAAATTGGTAATGCCTAAAAATGCGTTTCTGATGATACATAAACCGTGGTCTTTTGTTATCGGTAACGCAAACGATATGTTGAAAGAAATTGAATTGCTTAATGCCATTGAGCAGAGCATTGTCAATATATACGCAGAACATCTTGCTGATAATGTTGACACCGAAACAATCGCAAAAATGGTTGATGCAGAAACTTGGCTCACCGGTGAACAGGCGGCTGAATATTTTAGGGTAGATGTTGCAGCGGAAAAACAGATTGCTGCTTGCACAAGTGCTCAATTTAAAAATCAGCCCAAAAATCTTGTAGTTGTGACTACTGAAAGAGAGAAAAATCTTTCGGCAAAGTCATCAAAAATAAAATCGCTGTGTATCAGCGGAATTTTGAAGGGAGAATGATTAGTAATGACTATCAAAGAACTTAAAAACAGACTTAAAGAAATTGCTGTTGAGGCAAAGGCCGCTGAAACAAGCGGTGATGACGCAAAGCTCGACAAATTGATTGAAGAAGCAAACACAATCAATGATAAAATTGAGCGAGCACAGAAGCTTGCTGAAATCACAAAAAATGCTACAGCGGCAGAGGAAAATGAAGGTGAACAGCAGGAATCTACACCTGAAAACCTCGCAGAAAAAAGGGGCAAAAAGCTCAAGAACGGCGAAACAGTAAGAATGAACAAGACGATTGTAACGCCAAAAGCGGCAATCAGTACAACAACAATTGCTATGCCACATCACACAGCGGAAGATGTCAGAGATACATTCAATGATGTTTCAAGCCTTATCGATGCGGTTAAGATTGTTCCTCTCGACGGTGGCGAAAGCTATCAGAGAGGTTTTGTAAAGTCATATGGTGAAGGCGACTACACAACAGAAGGTTCAGACGCGGCAACAGCAGAACCGACGTTCGATTATGTTGATATCAATAAAACCTACATTACTGCATATGCAGAAGAGCCTAATGCAATTCGCAAACTTGCCCCGGCGGCTTATGATGCCGTAATCAGCAATTCTACATCAAGAGCCGTAAGAAAGAAGCTTTCAAAGCAGATTCTTGTAGGCTCAGGTGAAACCGGTTCAATTGTCGGCATTTTCAATGCACCTGCAAAGGTAATTGATCCTACCACGGATATGGAGGTAACCGCAATCACAGAAACCACCCTTGACGACATCATTTACTCATACGGTGGCGAAGAAGATGTTGAAGGTTTTTGCGGTCTTATTCTCAACAAAGCCGATCTCAAGGCTTTTGCAAAGCTCCGTACAGATGACGGCAAGAAGGTTTACGATATTAAGAACAACGGTAATTCCGGTACAATTGACGGCGTTCCGTTCATCATCAACTCAGCTTGTAAAGCTGTTTCGGCACCCGGAACAACCAAGGGCGAGTATTGCATGGCATACGGTCCGTTCTTTAACTATGAACTTGCTGTTTTTTCTGACATGGATGTGTCAATCTCAACTGAGTACAAATTTAAATCAGGACAGATTGCACACAAGGCTGAAATGTATGTGGGCGGTAATACGGCATCATACAACGGCTTTGTTCGTGTGAAGAAAGGCTGATGATTAAATGTCATCAACAGACGATTTATTGACAATGGCTAAACTCAGAGTTCGCAAAATTAGTTCTGATGCCCTCGATGAGGACATCCGACAGCACATTGACTTTGTTTTAGCCGACTTAGAACGCATAGGAGTGCATCCAAGTTGGCTCAAAAAACCTGACGCACTTATAAAAGAGGCGGTACTTGTTTACTGTAAGGCGAATTACGCAAAAACAGTTGATGATAAACTTACAAACAGTTATAACATCATCTTGTCGAAAATCAAAGGCAGACTGAAATATAACAAAGTGAGGGCAAACGATGAATAGTGAATGCATTGTTACCTTGGTTTCACTGAAATCGTGCGGAACGAACTATATCGGTGAACTTATTACCAAGGAAGTAAAAAGGCAGGTTTTCGCTGTTAAAAAGTCTGTGAATCAATCAGAATTTTTTCAGGCTGCAGCGGCAGGATTTAAACCCGACATTGTGCTTGACATAAGCGAGTTTGAGTACAACGGAGAAAACTTCTGCATTCTTGCAGGTCAGCGGTACAAAATTTACCGCACTTTTTCGGCGAAAGATACAGAACGAATGGAACTGTATTTAACGGCAGTAGTAGGTGAAACAAATGTCACTCCCGAAAGCAGTTAAAATCACAAAAGACGGCGTTGAAATAATCAGCAATGTTGACCGCATCCAATATACGCTCAAAGAGCTTGAACGAGCCGCTCTGCGTGATGTTGGGAAACTGGTATGTAAACGGACAAGGCAGAAAATAAAACGCAGGTCAGGGCGATTGGCGAAAAACACACAGTATTGGGTGCGCAGTAAGCAAGAAGTACCCGATTTACAAGTTGGTTTTAAGCCGGGCGGATTCTATGGACTGTACCAAGAAATAGGAACGAGCAAATATCCAAAAATCGGAGCATTGAGCGATGCCGCCGAAAGCAACATCAAAGACATTATCAAAATAGAACAGCAATACCTCAGTACTATAGGCACGGAAGAGGCAGAGCGAAAACTTAACGAGGGGGAATACAGCGGTGAATAACATCAAGAAATTTTTGAAAGACTTATTTGCTGAGTATGCACCCTCTTATTTTTTGCAGGCAGAAAGCGGATTTCCTCGCCTTGTATACGAGGTTAAACAGCTCTACACAGATGAGCCGTATGACAAGTTTGTTGTGACGGTTAATGTTTATGACAGGCAGACTACGGCAACTATTGATGATGTTGTGGACAAAATCTACAACAACATAGCAAAGGCTACATATTCGGTCAATGATGTTTTTTACAAATTCTACAACAATTTTGACAGGCAGTACATTTCCGATTCGGATAAATCAATAAAGAGAGTGATGTTTACTCTCGAAATGAGAAGATATAGAAAGGAAGATTGAAATGGCAACAGTTAAGCCACGAAAGATTAAACCGTACAGCGGTTACAGCAATAAGACGGCTGACCGTATGTTACTTGACGCAGGTGCGTTTTTCGTAAATTACGATCCTGCTACGGACACATACGCAAGCGCCAAAAAGGCAGGCAAATGCCTTGGTGTGACAATCAAAGGCGGTGAATTTTCAGCCAAGCCGACACTCAGACGACTTGAATTTGACGGTGTAAAAACACGAACTAAGGGTGATACAGTAGTCGACGGTTGGGAGGTTTACCTTAAAGCGACACTTGCTGAGATGACTACACAAAATTTCATTTATGGCCTTGGAATTGCCGACAAAGGCACAGACGAAAAGGTCGCAGGCTACGATGTAATTACGGGTAGAGATGTTATTCTTGACAGTGACTACATTCAGAATATCACTTGGGTAGGTTGTCTCCTCGGAGAGGATAAGCCGTGCATTATTCAGGTGTTTAACGGCTTTAATGAAAACGGTCTTACACTTGCAATTGCAGATAAGGACAACGGTAAGGTAGAAGCTCAGTTCTACGGTAATCTTTCACCCGAGGTTTATGATTCGGAGGAAGAAATCAAACCGCCGTTTAAGATCTTCAGACCGACAGAAACAACGGAGGCATAATTATGAGAAAATTAAGCATTAAAGACGCATTTACTCTTGCTCGCATTATCAAAAAAGCAGACATCAAAGAGGAAATTGCAGACTTTGCAAATCGCATTGCTGTCAAAAATAGCAACAAAGATGAAACGGTCAACACCGAAGCAGTCGGTCTTGAATTTGTGATTACTCTGTTAACTTCTTTGGCAACCAAAGAAACAGAACAGGAATTTTATTCAATGCTTGCCGACATCAGAGGCGACATTACTGCCGATGAGGTGAGTAAATTAAGTATCCCCGAAGTCCTTGACAATGTAAAGATAATTATCAGGGAGAATGACATAAAAAGTTTTTTTACCTCGCTCTCAGCCTTGAAGTAAGAACATATGGAATGCTTATGCAGTATTGTTGCGGTAATACTGCCGTACTGCATGAGCTGTCTTTTTCAGAGGCTAATGAGATAATTCAAAATGCGATTAGTGACCGTGAGGACAAAATGCTTTACAAAGCATATATGCTCACGATGACTGGTAGATTTACAGGTGTGTCATATGTTGATTTTGTAAACAAAGTTAAAAATCAAATGCAGACATGTGCGGAAGAAACCGTAAATGTCGAAGCTGTCGAAAGCAAGATTGCAGATTATCTTGATAACTACAAATGGGAGGAGGTGTAGTTAATGGCTGTTGAAATCTTTAAGTTATTTGGATCTATTTTCGTAAATAATGATGAAGCAAACAAATCCATTGCAGAGACCGAGAAAAAAGGTAAAGGTGTCGCCGCAACCCTCGGTAGCGGTGTCAAAACAGCCGCTAAATGGGGTGCGGCTGTTGTAGGCGGAGCGACTGCCGCCGCAACAGGACTAACAGCACTCGCCACAAAGTCGGCGTCAACTGCCGATACTATCGACAAGATGTCGCAAAAAATTGGAGTTAGCCGTGAAGCATATCAAGAACTTGACTTCATCTGCTCACAGTCTGGTATGGATGTCAACAAATTGCAAAACGGAATGAAATCGCTTGTATCGGCAATGGACGGTGCGGCAAGTGGCACAGCCTCAAATGTAGAACAATTTAAAAAATTAGGTGTTTCGGTTACCGATGCTAACGGCAATCTTCGTAACAGCGAAGATGTAATGTGGGAAACCATGGAAGCATTGCAGAAATGCGGTAACGAAACCGAGAAAACTCGACTTGCGACAGAATTATTCGGCAAGAGCGGAACAGAGATGATGCCCTTGCTTAACGGAGCCTCTGGAAGCATTGAAGAAATGAAAAACAAGGCTCACGATTTGGGGCTTGTGCTCGGTGATGAGGCTATCGACAATGGCGTAAAACTTACGGACACAATGGATCAGATGAAAAGGTCATTATCTGCCGTAGGCACAAAACTCGGAGCAGGACTTATGCCTATTTTGCAAAAGGTGTGTCAGTCTGTTATTGATTATATGCCGCAAATTCAAGCATTTTTTGATGAGTTCAGCCCCATTGTTATGAGTTTTTTTGAGGCGGTTATGCCTGTTCTTATGCAAATAGGTTCTGAGATACTCCCTATCCTTATGGATTTATTAACGCAACTTATGCCTGTTTTTTCGGAACTTATGGAAACTCTTGCGCCTATCATTGTACAGATTGTTGAACAATTATTTCCGCCGCTTTTGCAAATCATTCAGGACTTGCTCCCGTATTTTATGCAGATTATACAGGCTATAATGCCATTGTTTGGTACTCTTGTAGAGCTTTTAACGCCCGTTATTGAGATGTTTATTCAACTCGCAAGCGTATTGCTCGACGGTCTTTTAGCGGCACTCACTCCGATTATTGAGGATTTAGCTACATTTTTGAATGATTTGCTTACGCCTCTTATCCCGATAATCAGCGAGTTGTGCAATACGATTGTTGAAACTTTACAGCCTGTTTTTGAGCAGTTGTCGCCTGTTATTACACAGGTTTTTGATGCGCTTCGTCCTGTTTTAGACTTGCTCGGCGAAATGCTTGAAACGCTTATTCCTGCGCTTGTACCGATTATCGAATGGTTAGCTCAAATTTTCAGCAATGTTTTGGGCCATGCGATTGAGAGTGTAAAAAACTTACTCAAACCACTCACAGGAGCGTTCGAGGGAGTTGTTAAGTTTATAAAAGGTGTTTTCAGCGGCAACTGGGAAGAGGCTTGGAACGGTGTTGTTCAAATTTTTAAAAATGTATTCAATATCTTACCGACGATTGTCGAAAACATAATTAATGGCGTAATCGGCATTATTAACGGACTGCTTTCAGGCATTGACTGGGCGACATCAATGATTGGCTGGGAAATAGACCCGATTCCGGAAGTAACCTTACCTCGTTTCCGTGCCGGTATTGATTATGTTCCACACGATAAGTTCGCCGCATATCTTGATGCCGGCGAGGCAGTTCTCACAGCTCAAGAGGCTGAGGAGTATCGTCAATCAAAGCGTGAAGGCAGAGGCTCAGTTTTTGAAAATGATTCAACTAACATCGTTAACAACATCAGCATTAACATTCCTTCGGTTGCGATTGATAACGATATGGACATTGACAGCTTGGTCGATGATATCAGCAACAGGCTTGCCGACGAAATCACAAGGAGGCAGAGAGCTTATGCATAACTTTTATTTTGCAGACAAATGGCTGTCTTATTTTTGCGGCAGATTCATACAAGCCCCACAACACGAGATAGCTAAAAGGGATATTTCAGCAATTGAAATCCCATACAAGGACGGCGACATTCTCCTCGATAATGGCAGGTGGCAGAATGTGGAGTTTGAAAGAGAAATTTGTTTTCTGCCGTATTTGTCTGAGATGTCCGCACATCATCTTGCTAAGGCTGTTACTGAATGGCTGACATTAAATCGGGGATATCAGAAGTACAAAGACACCTACAATCCCGGTTATTTTACTAAGGCTTACATATCAAATATTGATAGCATTGTACGAGAGTTGCCCTCGTTGCTTACAACCAAAATCAAATTCAATCGTGTTCCTTGGTGGTATTCGGAGATTGGTGCTAAACCTATTGAATTAGAGGTTAATAAGGCGGTGAATTTGCGTAATCCCGAAAAATACATAAGTTTGCCGACTATTAAGATTACCAACACAAATACAAGCAGTAGCAGTAATGCTAAGGCTAATTTAACTATTAACGGAACAAAATATATTTTGTCTTGCGTTGCGGGTTATGATTACGCTCTGCTTGACGGTGAATCAATGCAGTATAGAGCGTATAAATCTGACGGTACATCGAAATTTATCAACGGCACATTACCGCCTGAATTTTCCACCGGAAATAATCAGGTTACGGTTACAGCTGTCAGCAATGCCGAGATTAGCATTACCCCGAATTGGAGGCGTTTGTAAATGTTCTATCCCTTGCTTTATAAATTGCAAAACACAACCCACATCTTGAACCAAAGTGCAATGTTAAAAATCGGTATGATGACCGAGATTATAAGCGGAAAAGTTACCGAAGAACGCAACGGCGACTATTTGCTTGAAATTGAGCTTTTGGTGACAGATGACTGCGCCGATTTGCTTGATACACAACTTTTTGTCAAAGCAAAACCAAATCCGACAGACGAACCGCAATTCTTTGAAATCTATAATTTGCAGTACAAAGATAAAAAATCCGTTGTAATCAAAGCAAAGCATATCAAGCATAATTTGTACAATAATTTTTTGGTTGAAGTACAAAATCAGACAGACATAATGTGCACACCTGCGGAATGGTGGTATCGCCTTTGCACGGGGCAAGAGGAGGGCTTACAAACGCAAATGACCTTGTGGGCGCACCACTTTAAATTTACATCCGATATCACCGCAAAATCCTCTATGACGCTCGGTTTTGTTACTCCGTGTACTCTCGGAGATTTTATGGGTGGTGCAGACGGTTCACTCGTTGATGTTTTCGGAGGCGAGTATAAATATGACAATTTCAATGTGTCTCTTTTAAAAAACCGTGGAACAACTACTAAGATCGGAAGAGCGTCGTGTAGGGAAAGAGTGTAGATCTCGGTGG